CCGGATAACGGTAGTGAGACCAAGAACGCTGCCCTACGTACCGTTTAATGGTATTTATGGTAGCGCTATTGGGAAAACTCTAGAGTAATCTAGAGGGGGTCTGAGTATCCGTGACATCACAGAGACTAACCCTAACCCTCACCCGAGGGAAGCATGCTAATGCGACCTGCGGCCCACCTCTCTAAGGAGAGAGTGGGGAACCGAAGGGTAAACGGGTCCTCCTCGGAGAACCATACTAATCGGAAGATTAATATTATGCGGAACATAAGATCTCTTTACAGAGCCTTAGTCCCACGTACGCTTACTTGGTCCTTCTGTGTAAAATCAGAAGTAAAACTAGCAGGTTTACTCTTACGAGTATTACCGCTAGTCTTTGGGCAATTAACATCTTCGTCGGTGAAGGCGCTACTCATATACGCAAAGCGTGTAAGACGGATGCACAAGACGATGGGTCCAAAGGGTTGTGCCATCTACCTGAAAGCCTGCTACGTGCTATTGCAGCACTCGGCGGGCGGGATGGTAGACGCCTCTCCTTGGGCCTTAGGGGCAAATGTCTCTGTGACACGTAAGGGAATCCCACGGATCCTTCCTGTCCAACATCGAATCCTGGTTTCACAGGGGGATGTTGGTGTCATTAGACTTTGGTTATCTATCCTCGGCTTATACCGAGAACTAGAGTTCAAAGGAACGCTAAAGTTGAAAACAATAACGCAGCCTGGGATAGATATCTCGGGCTTCAGAACGCAGGAATGGGTATCGTGGGTCCCCCTCTTCTATGAGAAAGCGAGAGTGATTACTCGCGATCCCTGGAAGATGGTTCCTTCAAACGACCTGACTCCGTGGTCTATTCCATTTATAAGGAAAAGCTCTCCGACCTCGGGGGGCTGGGCCTCAGTAATGGGGCTGCCTTGGGATCTACTCCTTTGGGGGTCTGATCCACGCATGAGACCGGGTCTACTGACCTGGTTGAAAGCGGTAGATGGTTTAGAGTTGACCTGGTCAATAAAAGCCTTATGGAAAATAATGGAGAAAAAGGCTCGGCGGCATATAGATGCCATACCGCAGTCTGGATCTCCGGAATGGACCAAAAAGTGGA